TTGCGAGTAAAGTTGGAACTGAAAGAAAGAATCCGCGAAGAAATACATGCCGGCAACACAACGAGAGAAATAAGCAGAGAGTGGAATGTTCCGCTTTCAATCGTAAACAAGATTTTAACACAATGAGTAACGGACTATACAAAAGACCACCCGGACAACCGACTAAAATGACCGAGGAGACGGTAAGGGACTTGGAGCACGCTTTCAGACATGGAGCGAGTGACCGAGAGGCCTGTTTGTATGTGGGTATATCACGACAGACACTGTATGACTACCAACACAGAACACCGGGTTATGCAGACCGAAAGGAGTTATTGAAAGACGACACGACCCTGCGTTCTAAGCTCAATGTGGCTGAGGCTATACGTTCAGGAGACAAACAACTCTCTATGTGGTGGCTTGAAAGAAAGGCGCGACACGAGTTTGGAAACGTGAACCAAAATATAAATATGAACGTGGACGCAAAGGAACTTTTAACAGACGAAGACAGAGCACGTCTTAACGCACTCATGCAGCATGGTGGATCTACCAGCACTGACGAAGGTAATTCTTGAGGGAAGCCCAGAGGAAAGAAAGTATCTTTTTGAGCTTTCACCGAAGTACTTTGCATATTACTATTTTACTCCGTACTTTACCTACGAACCCGCACCTTTTCATAGTGATATGTGGGACGACTATGCAGCGCTTATGGCGTACGAGCTTGACGAGGTGGCGTGGATTATGTTCAGAGAATCAGCAAAGAGTTCTATTGCCAAGATATGCGTACTCCACGCAATCTGCTTCCACAGAAAGAATTACATAAACTGGGACAGTTACGATAAGGGTAACGCAGAACAGGCACTGTTTGATATTGCTTTGGAACTACAGACGAACCAGCGACTTATCGCAGACTTTGGCAACTTATACAATGAACCCCTTGACCGTTCCAAGAAAAGCAAGAAGCGTGTCGGTGACTTCATAACCAACAACGGCGTTCGTGTATCAGCGTTCTCTACGGGTACGAGTATGCGAGGTCGTGTCATTGGTAAGCAACGACCAGACTGGCTTATACTGGACGACTTTGAAAACGAAACAACGAAAGAATCTGCTGCGGTTACTGCAGGGGTTATACGCCACATAGACTCTGCAAAGGCTGGACTCTCACCTACGGGCACAATCCTCTACTTGGGCAACTACATATCGGACTCTGGCTCGGTTGACCACATTCTCAGCAAACTAAAGTTTGAGCCGAAAGTAGTGATACGAAATATACCCGTCGAAAAGGACGGGCTTATTTTATGGGACTCGAAATATGTTCACACAGATGAAGAAGCCGTCGCGTCGCACGCACAACCCTCTATGCGTAAGATTTCACTGGAAACAAAGAGACGCAAGCTCGACAACTACGACGCAGAAATGCTGAACAACCCTCACCGAGCAGAAGACTTATTCTTTAATCGAATCAAGGTCGACAAAGCACTTGAACACGCTCGCGAGCCAGAGGAAATAAATGCAGGACTTCATATCTTTGAAACCTTCAAGCCCTCTCACCGCTACGGACTCGGCGCTGACGTATCGGAGGGTGGTGGAAACGATAGTTCAACCACAGCTATCATTGACTTTGACGACGGTGCGGTTGTTGCGACGTTCGCAGACAACAAGATAGCGCCAGACAGGTTCGCTGACGAGATAGTGCGTGAGGCTCGAATGTACGGCAAGTGTATCGTTGCGCCAGAGCGTAACGCAGTCGGTGTTGCAACCGTGATCCGTCTCGTTGATACCTATGACAATGTCTACGTTGACCACAAGCAGGCACAAATAGGAGACCCGACAACCAACCGGTACGGCTGGAGAACTACAAAGGAAAGCAAGTCGACAATGCTCTTTGCTCTCAAGAAGTCGTTTGAAGACGGCACACTTAAAATCTTCGACAGGCGTGTGCTGGAAGAAATGCGCGTCTATACGCGTTCGAACTTTCAAGAGACTGGTCGTGCAAGCACAAAACACTCGGACTTACTTATTGCAACAGCAATCGCAAACCAGATGAGAGACCACGCGCCGTACCCCGAAAGTGAGTGGAGTGATGACGTTCCGTACGTCGCAAATAAGGGATTGTAAAAATCTGAAAAAGTTGCTTTCGTTAAAATCAAGGCATGGAAAAATCAATTTACGCTCTCATTCGAGAGGTAGACACCACATACGAAAACGAAACCATTGAAACGGTTGAGGGTCTTGAGTTCTCAATGTATCAACAGATACGCGAGACTGAGTTTCTCACTTCTGGTCACTACATCTCCGGAGATCACGACGAAAACGACGACTTAAAACCCTTTCACGACATCATTACTCGAATCCTTGAGACGCAACGCGCTGCGGAAGAACTCGACACGCGAGACCTAACGCTTGCAACAGATGACCCGGCTTTCTATGTGAGAGCGAATCTTTTGAGCAAATACAATCAGGACTGGCTATCAAGTGGCAAGATAGACCAATTCTTGAACGAAGCTATTGAGGTGCGAGGAAAACATGGAGGACTCTTGGTTAAGGTTATTGAAAACAGTGACGAGCTTACACTTGAAGTTGCAGACTGGACAAGTTTCTCTGGTGACGCTGCTGACCTCGTACACGGTGTTAAGTCTTTCACCCACTACTACACACCAGAGCGACTCCTTGAAGTAGCGAAAGGGCGTGACTGGGACATTGACGCGTGCAAAGAGGCAATCGAACTCTACGCAACAGCAGACCAAGACGACGAGCTCAAGAGTCAGCGAAAGACAACCGGCAAGTATATTGCAGTACGCGAGATTTCTGGCGTACTCAGTAAGCAATACATGGACGAAGAAGCAGATGAGCACGAATACTCGTATCAACTGCATTATGTCGCAGGCGCAGAGTTTACCTCTGGAGACAACGCCGACAACAGAGAAGACCGAGGCGTGACGCTTTCAAGTGTTGAAATGAAAGAAAGCCCGTACTACTACTTGCCGTACAAAAAACGTACGACGCGAGGGAAAGAGCTTGGAATTGGACTTACCGAAAGAGCCAAGCACGCTCAGGTACAAACAAATATCGCTGCACAGCAGAACAAGTATGCACTCGACTTTGCGTCAACCTTCGTACTTCAAAGCGCTTCAAAGAACCTAAAAGGAAAGAACGTGCTCACCAAAATGGCGAAGGGTACAATCATTAAGACAGACGACGGAAAGCCAATCAGCGGTGTTGATATGACACCACAAGCGCTCGGCTTTCTTGGAAACTATATGGTTCAGTGGCAAGAGCAACTAGACCGCGCTGTAGGTGTTCACGCCGTTAACACAGGCGACACGCTACCAAGTGGCACACCGTACGTTCTAGGGCAAATGCTGAACAACCAAGCGCAACTACCGTTCGCACTACGACAGGAGGAGTTTGCGAACTTCCTCAATGAAATATATCACGAACGCATTATTCCTTTCTTTGTCAAGCAGATAAAAAAGAAGACAACCCTCTCACTAAAGTTTGACCCAGAGGAATTGAAAAAGTATGACGAGGATATGACGACATATCGCGCAGACCGCGAGGTTGTGGAGAAGTATTTGGACGGAGGCTACGACAACGTACACCCCACGTTACGCTTTACAGTTATGGAAGACGAGCGAGCGAGACTGATAGAACGCTTTGGCTATGAGTTGAAGCGAGGGAAGAACCGCAGAGAGGTGTCAGGCTTTCCTAAGAGTTACTGGGACGACGTGACGGACGCAGTATACGTTGATGTTGTTGGTGAACGACGCAACAAGCACACCGTTCTCCAGAGTGTCAGTACCGTACTTATGCAGTACCTACAGTTCAAACCACAACTCGACCAAGACAAAAATGCACGCAAGCTCTTTAATCAAATTGTTCAGCTCGTTGGACTTGATCCAATCGACTTTAGTGAGTCTCCGGTTGCAGAACCAACAGCACTAGACCTCGGACAAATGAAACCGCAAGAGCAACCGCTAGTACCAGACGAACAAATGCCACCTCTTGCTTAAAATCTGAAAAAGACTAACCCTATACACTACAAATGGATAGTTACGAAAAAAATACACAAAAACTAAAGGCGGTATGGCGTAACGATGACGCACGTCAAGGTGCGAAGATTGTCATTACACAAGCAATAGCAAGCTCTAGCGAGATTTCGGTGAAGGTTGCCTTCGATATTCTGGACGAGTTAGACCGCCTTCTTCTCGAAGCGCCAGAAGAAAAGAACCCTCAACCCAACCGAGGTCTATAGTGTCAAGAGGTCAGAAAACCTCTATAAAAACTGCACTTTACTTTATATACAGAGACAAAACTCTTTCAAATGCTAAAAAATAGACAAAACTATGACAAATGCAAACGAGAACGAGAACGAGAACGATGCTGAATTAGAAGAAACTAACGACGACGATTATGAACCTGAAGTGGATGAAGAAGAAAGCTCTGAAGCGACCGAAGGGGAAGATAGCGTTCCTTCTGAGTCAGATGGAGACGAACGAGCACGCAGACGAGACTCCCAAATTGAGCGCCTCAAGCGCGAAAAAGCGGAACTCAAAGAAAAACTCGCTGAGAGAGGTGGTGAAACGAGTGACGCGAAGGCGAACACGAACACCGCGCTCATAGAACGAACGTACCTTTCAGCTAATGGCTATAAGGACAAGGAAGTACAGATGGAGATACTACGCCTCGCCGGAAAGTTTGACCTCTCAGTTGATGAAGCTCTTGAGGACAAAGACATAAAGCGACGCGCAGACTCTCTTGTTGCAGAACGCAAGGCAGCACGCTCTGTTGCACCAAGTACAGGCGGAGCACGTCAAACGACACGCGACGTTGACTACTGGGCAAAGAGGCTGACAGACAAAGGTGAGGTAGCACCAACTCCAGAAATGAGAGCAAAAGTGCTGGCTCGTCTCGCAGGTAAATAATAAAAGACTGGGGAATAACACTTAATTTATTCCTAAACATGGCAAACGTATTCGCTTCTGATGTTCAGAAGCAAGCATTTATGCAGGGAGTTCAAGACGAACTTCGTTCTGCAATTCCATTTGCTCAGGTTGCTCACGTCGACACAGAGAACCTTGAGACAATGAACAATCGCTATGGAGCAGATTTCTCAGCAGACTCAACAACTGACGGAACATACTCTGTAAACGATTTCACTTATTCAAATGACGCACTCACCATTGCTGAACAAGCAGTGTACGGAGAGCGTATTCAACTAAAAGACCTCGTGCACGCAGGTGCAGGTTCAAGAGGAGGCTGGGACATTGTTGCTGACAGAAAACAGCGACACGTTCGAGCGCTTGGTGTAGCGGTACATCGCGACACTTACTCAAACACAGTAAACGGTGCAGGACTTGTTCTCGACAACGAGGTACTTGGAGGCTCAGCTTCAGCTGGCACACCGATTACTATGAGTGCAACAAACCCAGACGAGGTCGCTACGAAGGCGTACGAGCTTATGCAGAACGCTGGTGTATCACAGTCAGACGGACGACCATATATTATGATCGACCCAACAACTGCTCGATTCTTCAAATTGTTCAACCAGAATGCAGGATTTAACACAGCTGACCGACAGTTGATGACAGGATTCCAAGTGATTCCTTCCTTTGACTTCGATTACTTTGTAACTCCAGAAATTGAACACGAACAAGTAACGACTGGTGCGTCAATTATCGCAACTGACACATTCACCGTTAAGGGCGTTACGTTCACCGTTATCGCTGCGCCAACTACAGCGGGACACGTTGATCTTGGAGCTAACGACACAGAGACTCTTGCTAACCTCGCAGCAGCCGTAAATGGTGGTGCAGGAGCAGGAACAGCATATGTCGAAATATCAGCAGCAAACCGAGCTATCCTTAAGAACGCAGGAGTTAAAGCAGTTTCAACAGCAACAACAATCACTATCACAGGATATGGTTCACTTGCAGTCGTGTCACCTGACTCAACTCTTACAGTAGGAACAGAGCGAAAGCACCTACTTGCAGGACTTCGCGGTTCAACACACCTTGCACTTCCAAGCCTCGGCTACGGAGTACAAGAGCTTGACAAAGTACCCGGATTCACTGGTTCAGAACTTCGTTCAACACAAATCTTTGATTCAACCGTTTGGACAAAGGACGCAAACAAAATTGCAAAAATCTTGGTTGTCTAGTTCTAATGCTTACCCACTTTGTTGGGTGAGTAGAGGGCGTTTCTCCCCAGACTTCGCTCTCTACTTACTCCGCAAATCACAAAAAATATGTCACTGACCACAACACAATGTAAAGCTAAAATCAGAGAAATTACTGGTGCTAATACGAGCGATTACTCAGACGCTTCACTGATCCGTGACCTGAACTCAGAGATTGCTTCCATACGCATTGGTATACTCCGAGACCGAGGGGTGCTCGAACACGACGACCCGAACTACACAGACCTTGCCTTTGCAACCTTTCCAATCACAGGAGGGGTTCGTAGCTATAAAATAACAGAGGACGACAACGGAAGTCGCATACTCACAAAGCACAAGGTTGGGGTGCTCTATGACGGCAAATATCACGATATACCGCGCGTCATTGTTGCAGAGGGTTCACAGGACGGACTTCTCGCCTCAACTGATGACACCGCAAATATCCCAAGCGCCTACTTTGAAGCAGGGGACTCTATTGTTTTCACACAATATCCGAAAGCCGACACAACTGGTCGCGTATGGTTTGACCGCGAGACAGAGCAACTGCTTGTCACAGACACAACGAAAGTACCGGGAATACCTAGCGAGTATCACAATCTTGCGTGTTACAAGACAGGGCTTAACTATGCTATCGACAAACAACTACCGAACGAAAACTCCATAGCTCGACGTGTAATGCTTGAAGAAGA